ATCTGGAAGAACACCTTCGAGGGGCGCGTCACTGACTGGTGGGCGTTGCATCCGGCGCAGGTGATCACCCGGTACGAGGGCACCGCGGTGCGGTACGACGTGCAGGTTGCGCCGGGCTATGTCGACCCTGTCGGTCGCGGCCCTGGCCGGTACAAGAACCTGGATTCGTCGACGATCTTGGCGATCCGCGGGCACGGGCAGGGCGGCCAGATCGAGGCGAACCCGTTGTACGCGGTGTTCCGCGACAAGCTCGCTGCGACGCTTGGGCGTCAGCGGCATGAGGCGCGGATGTGGCGGCGCGGAACCGCGTTGCAGGTCGCGATCGAGTTTCCGGCCGGCGTGTCGAAGGATCAGGCGGATCAGTGGCGTGAGTCGTGGCGGTCGAACTACGAGGGCACCGAGGGTGAGACGACCGCGGTGATCGGTGGTGGCGGCCAGATCAAGCCGATCGGCATGACCGCGACCGACGCGCAGTTCACCGAACTGTCGAAGCTGACGGTCGATGACGCGGCGTTGATCATGGCGGTTCCGGGGAACCTGCTGTCGAACCACCTGAACACGGTTCGTACCGATCTCGAGCAGGATCTCGCGACGTGGCTGCGGTTCGGTTTGGGGCCGGAGCTCGGCCGGATCGAGGACGCGCTGTACGCCGACCAGGAGTTGTTTGGTGGGTCGCAGACCTACCCGGAGTTCGACACGGACGGGTTCGTTCGCGGCGACATTCTGACGGAGCAGACGGTTTTGCAGTCGCGGGTGCAGTCGGGGATTCTGTTGCCGGACGAGGCCCGGGCGATCTTGGGCTATGACGATCTGCCTGGCGGCCTGGGGAAGATTCCGCAGGTGACTCCGGTGGGTGGGGCGCCGAACGCGACGCCGTTGCCGTTGCCGAAGGCGAAGCCTGGGAAGCCTGGCGTGGCACCGGACGCCGACACAAAGTCTCTGACGATTCCTTCGATCGAGTTGCGGGTTGAGCAGGATATGAAGCCGCTCGCCGAAGTGTTCGACACGCACCTGGCTCGGGAGGCTCGTGCCCGCGCGGACGCCGACGCGAAAGCGCGCGAACTGGAGGCCGCCCGTGAGGCTCGGACGCTCCGGCACGAGCAGGCGCTCCGGGATGTCACCTCGGAGTCGCTCGGTGCGCTTGAAGCGGCGCAGCAGCCTGAGATCCATGTGCACGTCCCTGAGACGCCTGTGAACGTGACGGTGCAGGTGCCGGAGCAGCCGACTCCAGAGGTGCACATCCATGAGGCGCCGGCGGAGCAGATGCAGATCGACTTCGCCCGCGATGGCTACGGCCTGATCAAATCAGCAACGTCCAAGCCGAAGGCGAAGAAATAGGTGTGGCTGATGGCTGTCTCCTGCTTCTCGAAGACGGGAGCGGATTCCTGCTGCTCGAATCAAGTTCGCTGCTCCTTGAGAGCGGAACCGGGCTGCTGGAGCTCGAGGATGCTGACGGAACGCTGCTGCTCGAGCTCTCGACCGACCGGCTGCTTCTCGAGTCGTGCCCGGACGAAGGGGTCGTCTCTGGCGGCTGGGTGGAACCCGCAACGGTGCGGGAGCGCGAAACCGATCTTGTCGTCGCGGTGGTCCATTCGCTGCGCAGGAGACGGAGGTTGATCGTTGGCTGACGAGAAGGTCACCCAGCTTCCCCCCGTCTCCGACGTCGAAGATGCCGATTCGTACTATCTCGCGCGTGCTGGTGCGAGCCGTCAGATCGTCGGTGCTGACCTCAAAGCGTCTCTGGCGTCGGCGGGGCCGACGGGGCCGACTGGTGCGGCTTCGACGGTGCCCGGCCCGACAGGCCCGTCGGGCGCTCCAGGCGGGCCTGGAGCTACGGGCCCTACGGGCAGCGCTGGTGCCGCGGGGGCTACCGGTCCGACAGGAAGCGCGGGCGCGGCAGGCGCTACGGGGCCGACGGGCACCGCAGGAGCGACGGGAGCAACGGGACCGACAGGCGTTAGCGTCACGGGTCCGACCGGGCCGACAGGGGCTGCAGGTGCCACAGGCCCGGCGGGAGCCGGCGCGACAGGACCAACCGGCTCAGCGGGAGCTACCGGGCCAACAGGGCCAACCGGGACCGCTTCCTCTTCAGGGATGCTTGAGCACGTCGGCTCAGCAGAATCATCAACCTCCGTCTCCGGGTTCGACTCGGGCGAGAGAACGCTTGGCGTCGACATCACCTTCACAGCCGACGGGACGAGCACCTATCTCTACGAGCTGTACATCCCCACGGCCCACACCTTCACCGCCGGCGATCAGCTCGGAACGAAGCTCCGCGAAAACCCGGCGGGCGCTAACACCGACTGCGGGATTCTGCATTGGATCGGAGGCACGGCGTCCCAAATCCTCGCGGGTGGTTTGGCACGCAAGTCGCGCGTACCGGCGGCAGGTTCAACCGTGTGGCGAGCTACCGGACTTATGGTGGCCGGCGCGAACGCCAGCGACACGATTGATGCCTTCACGGATAGAAAGATCCGCGCGGATGTATGGAGGATCGTCCCGTGATGCTAGAGCGTCCCGGTGATTGTTCTGACGCCCGCGGGATTGTTTGGTGTCTTAGCGCGCAACACCTTTCTGGCCGCTCTCTTGGCGCCGAACCGTGTGATGTATCCGCTTCCGGCCCACATTTCGTGCCCGGAAGCATTCATCACGACGATCGTCCAGGCTCCGCCTCCTGCCGGTTGACTCATCTCGTACCGGTGTTTCTCCATACGCATGTGATAACTGGCGTCCTGGAGCGGTTCACCGGACTGTTGGACGGTCACGCTACAACGAAAGTCGGGGTTAGTGGATCGTGACAATCGGGTTGGCTCTTCTTGTGCGCGATGAAGCGGCGAACGTGGAGCGTGCGATCACGCAGTGCGCCGGAATTGTCGACCACGTGACCGTCCTCGACACCGGATCAACCGACGGCACGCAGCAGATCGCCCGTGCGGTCGGGGCCGATGTGCATGAGCGCGAGTGGGACGGGTTCGGGCCGTCACGTACCGCGCTGCTCGAGGTCGCTCGCCGGTCGGGGACGGACTACACGCTGATGCTCGACGCTGACCATACGCTGCACGTTGAGGGTGAACGCCCGGACATGGACGCGGACGAGTACATGCTGCGTGTCCGCGACGACGGCGGACGGCTCCCGCTGCTCACGCGCACGCAGCATCCGTTCCGGTATGAAGGCGTCGCGCACGCCTACCTGTGCAGCGACATCACTCCGAAGGTTGAGCACACCGACTGGCTGTCGATCGACGGCGGCCCCGGCGCATCACGGGAAAAGCTGGAGCGCGACCTCGCGTTGCTGCAGACGGCGCATCTCGAAGATCCGACCGATCGCCGCACCGTCTTCTACCTCGCGCAGACCTACCGTGACCTCGACATGCACGACGCAGCCATCGCCATGTATCGCAAGCGCGCCCAGATGGGCGGCTGGGCCGAAGAGGTCTACTGGGCGCACTACCAAGCCGGCGTCCTTCTCGTCGAGCATGTGTCGTTCCAGCAAGGCGCCCACCACCTGCTTGCGGCGTGGGAGTCCCGCCCATGTCGCGTCGAGGCGCTCAGGGCGCTCGCGAACTCCGCCAGCGCCGTAGCAGCAAAAACCCCTTTCCCGGACGACATCCTGTTCGTCCGCCCCGCCGCCTACGCGGCAACCCCCTAGAAGGAGACCGTGATGACCGACAACAACCTGGCAGCCGCCGGGGAGCTTGCCATGCCCGAGCTCCGGTACGCGGTCGCCCCCATCACCAACGTCGAAGTCCGCGACGCCGAAGGCAACGGCGACGGCACCTGGACAATGTCCGGCTACGCAGCCGTCTTCGGCCAGAAGACCGTCCTGTACGACGGCAAGTTCGTCCGGATCACCGAAGAGATCGACCCGGCCGCGTTCGACCCTGTCCTACGCAACCAGCCGCTCCGCGAATCAGACGGTGTCGTGCACTTCAACCTCGGCCACGACATGAACCGTGCCGTCGCCGCGACCGACGTGCCGGCCGGACAGCCCGGCTGGCTCGACCTCCGCGCCGACTCGAAAGGGCTGTTCTATCTCGCGAAGGTGTCGCGTGACGACCCGGACGGGATCGCGCTCGCGACGAAGATGCGCAACGGCGTCCTCAAGCAGGCGTCGTTCGCGTTCACGATCGCGCGAGCCGAAAACATCGACATCGAGAACGACGAAGGGCCGGACGAGATGCACCGCCGGATTCTCGAGGTCGGGCATTTGTACGACGTGTGCGCTTGCCCGCAGGGCGCGTACTCGCAAACGGTTTCGCAGCTGCGGACGTATGCGGCTGCGCTCGGTCAGTCCTCGCAGGAGGAGGCCGTCCTCGTCAGCCCGCAAGGGGGCGAGATCGCTGTCAGCCCGGCTACCGGGGGCGGCGTGGTGTCCAGACGGCTCACCGCAGCAGAGACGCGGCGGGTCGCCCGTTACGCACGAAAGGGATAGACCTAATGGACATCACCAAGCTCCGCACCGCTGCCGAGGAGGCAGCCGCGGAGGTTGTCAAGCGGTCCGACGAGTACGACGCGATCGCTGACAACGCCGATGCCTCCGACGAAGAGTACGAGGACGCCAAGCGTGCGCTCCTCGAAGCGACCGAGGAGGCCGAGAAGCGCGAGCAGCGCGTCAAGGACGTCGAGGCGTCCGAGCGGGCCCGCGCGAAGTACACGAAGGAACCGGGCTCCGAGAAGGAAGTCGAGATCAAGCGCGACATCACGGTCGACGAGCCCGACCTGTACGGCCCCGGCAACAGGTCGTTCCTGAACGACCTCTACCGGTCGCAGTTGAAGGGTGACCCCGGCGCCTCGGAGCGGATCGCGAAGCACCAGGCGTTCGAGGTCGAGAAGCGGGCCATCGCCACCGGCACCCTCGGAGGCATCATCCCGCCGCAGTACCTCGTCGACCTGTACGCCAAGGCGCCGAGGAACGGACGGATCTACGCGGACCAGCAGAACCGCGACGACCCGCTGCCCGACACCGGCATGAGCCTGATCGTCCCGAGGCTCACCCAGGGGACGGCGGCAGGCGTGCAGGCGACGGAGAACACCGCCCTGACCACGCAGGACGTCACCGAGCTCGACCTGACGGTGCCCGTCCGGACGATCGGCGGCTACATCCCCGTCTCACGCCAGACGCTCGAGCGGGCGTCGTACTCGGAAGCGATCCTCTTCGAGGATCTCGTCGCCCGGTACTACGCCGCACTCGACGTGGACGCGCTGAACGGGTCGGGTGCGTCCGGGCACATGCTCGGCGTCCTCCAGACGTCCGATGTCGTCACCTCGGTCGCCGGCGCGGCCACGCTCACGAGCGTGTGGCCGAAGATCGCCGACGTCATCCAGCAGATCAACGCCAATGTCGGAGGTCTCGGCTACATGGCCGACAAGATCTTCATGCACCCCAGGCGTTGGGGCTGGTTCGAGGCTGCTCTCGACTCGGCGGGCCGCCCGATCTTCGGGATCAACGGCATGCCGAACTACGCACCGAACGCAGACGGCGAAGCCGCCGGGTACGGCCCTGTCGGCCGCATCCACGGCCTCCCCGTCTTCACCGATGCGAACATCCCGACGAACTTCCACACCGACGAGGACCCGATCATCGTCTCGGCCACTCGCGTCGTGCATCTGTGGGAGCGGAGCGAGGACCCGGTCACGCTGTCGTTCGAGCAGCAGGCCGGCACGTCGCTCCAGGTTCAGCTGATCGCCTACGGGTACGCCGCGTTCACCGCGGGTCGGTATCCGGCGGCGTCCGGCTACGTCTACGGGGCCGGCCTGGTCGCGCCGACGTTCGGGAGCTGATCCGTCATGGCGAAGTTCGTCTTCAAAGACGGCACCGTCAAAGTGAACGGCGTCGATCTGTCGGACCACGTCCGGAGTGTCGATACCCCGTTGTCGAAGGACCAGGTGGACGACACCGGTCTGAACGGGAACGGGTTGCGCACGTTCATTCCGGGGCTCGGCGGCGAGCGGTTCGTGATCACGTTCGCGAACGACTTCGCCGCGAGCTCGGTCTACGCCACGCTCTATCCGCTCTACCGGAATGAGGCGGACTTCGAGGTTGAGGTGATCCCGAACGCTGGGGCGGCCTCGGCGACGAACCCGCGGTGGCGTGCGTTCTGCAAGTTGTTCGACTACGACCCCGTCAACGCCGCGGTTGGTGCGTTGTCGGAGACGCAGGTGAACTTCATCGCGCAGGAGCCGATCGTCCCGTACACGACGTAGGCGAAAGGGTTGGGGCGGCCTGGGAGCCCTGGGCCGCCCCAACAACTCATGGACAACCACCAGAAACGACAGAAGCTCGAAGAGCAGCTGCGGGACGCGCATGGCGCTGAGCGGCGCGCGCTGCTCCGTGAGCTCGCGCAGTTGCAAGGACGTCACGGCGCCGACACCCGTCCGCGCGGCGAGGAGAGCGAGAAGCGATGACGATCACCGTCAACGACGAACCCGTCTACACCGACGTCACAACCGTCAAAACCTACCTCGGCATCACAGGCACAACGTGGGATGACGAGATCGCTGACGACATCGCGACCGCCGCACGGGACATCGACCAGCAGTGCGACCAGTTCTTCTACGAAACCGCCGCCAACCAGACGCGCGGCTACATCCCGCAGAACCCCGGCTACTGCATCACCGACCCGATCAGCGAGTTCGTGTCGCTGACAGCGCAGGAATCCACGTGGGTGCGCGACCAGGACTTCATGCTCGAGCCGCTGAACAACGACCTGCAAGGGCAGCCGTTCACGGCGATCCGGACGATCGCGCGGCCATTCATCTTCACGCAGGCGCAGATCCCAGCCGGCTGGGCCGGATTCGACGGCCGCATCTACATCACAGCGAAGTTCGGGTGGCCCGCGGTGCCGAACCAGATCGTCCAGGCGAACAAGATCGCCGCGGCCAGGTTGTTCCACCGTAAGAACGCGCCGCTCGGGGTGATCTCGTTCAGCAACGAGGTCGCCGCACGGATGGCGGGCGCTGACGCGGACGTCAACCATCTGCTCGAGCCGTTCGGACTGGTGAGCCTCTTCTGATGGTGTGCACGCTGCTCTGCTGGTGGGACGAGGACCCCGCATGGCTCACCAGGGCCGTCGTCGGCGTCCGTCCGTTCACCGACCACCTGATCGCCGTCGACGGCGCCTACGAGTCCATCGAGGGCAGCTACGACCACCCCAGGTCGCCCGGCCCGCAGGTCGACGCGATCGTCGCCGCAGCCGACGGGATGGGCCTCACGCTGTTCCAGCCGGTCGCGCCGTGGGTTGGCGATCAGGTGGCGAAGCGGACGTTCATGTTCCGGCTCGCCGACCAGGTCTGCCAACCAGGCGACTGGCTGTTCGTGCTGGACGCCGACGAGATCGTCACCGACGTCCCCGTCGACCTGACCGACCAGCTCGACCGGGCGCGCGAGGGCGGATACCTCGCAGCGATCGTCGAGCAGTCCGACCTTCCCGACCGCGGCATCCAGCCGTCCCGCCGCTTCTACCTGTGGGATGAGACTCTGCGGGTGGAGGGCGGCCACTGGCGGTTCGTCTCCTACCCGGACGGCGACCGGCGGCTTGTTCGCGGCGATGAGCGCGTCGAGACCGTCGAGCCCGCCGCGACGCTCAGAGGGTTCCGGTTCGAGCACTGGTCGAACGCTCGGCGCCCCGCGAGACGCACGACGCAGCGGAACTACTACCTGCGCCGACACGAAGAGGCGCTCGAGGTATGACGGTGATCCCGCGTCCGGTGAACACGCCGGCGGCGTGGAGCCTCCGAGCCGACCAGATGTCCGACACATGGGCGGCATGTGGCTGGTCGTACCAGGGGCAGAAGGAACGCCACGCAGCCGTCGTGCGCGCGCTCGGGGCCGTTCCTGGGGACAGGCTGCTCGACTGGGGGTGCGGAACCGGAGATCTCTCGGCGTGGCTCAGCGGCGATGTCGAGTACGTCGGCTACGACT